ATGACTTTGGATTATCCCGCTTCTGACGGTACGGTATTCGCCATAATACTGTTGTCGGTGATTGTTCTGTTTCTGGTTATTGTCGAAATAAGAGAGCTTCTTTTTTATAAGAGAAATAATTGGGATTTCAATTCCGACAGCAACGTCGGATTTAAGATGTATAATGGCGACAGCACCTCTGGAGAAGATCTGACTTCGAATAGAACAAGGGTTTGCTATGGAACTCCGTTCGTGATTTTAGGTTTTTCAATACTTTTAGCCTCGATCGCCGCAATCCATTTGTCGATGTAGATGTATGCAGCGAACTCGTGCTGACGCGAGAGGACGCCATCAGATATATCGTGCGGGAGTGGATGGAGAAGAACACCTATTTGCCGGTGCACGAGCTGGATGAAGATGGCGATGTGGATAGGTCTGCATGAATTTCGACCTAGTGAACTCATAAATTGAGTAGAATCGGTCATGCAAGTCGGCTAGTCGTAGTCCATGCTCGAGTTTGATAAACTACAACTCGGCCAAGGTTGGGTGGCCGAACCAAATGCGCCAGAGCCCCAGGTTTCAGTTGAGGGCTCCTCCATCAACGTCCGTTTCCGGTCGTATAGACCGGTGCGCGACAAAAAGCCGACGGGTATTCTCAGGGCGTTGAGCCTGTTTTCGAAGACCAGCCCGAAATTTGATGAGACATGGGGCACTTTGAGATTTGTTGGTTGCAGCCGCTGGCGCTGGGACAGCACCAATGATCATGAATGGTATAAGGTAAGCGGCCATGGTCGTTACAGCGGTGTGGCTCCTCGTTGGGGCGAGTTCTATGAGATAATCGGTCTCGACCCTGACCGCGATGCCGTGTCTTGGGAAAAGATCGGGGCAGACACCGTTAGCTCTCGGCATTTCCTATATTATTTCCGCGATGAAACGCTTGAGTTCATGGCCGAAGAATGGTCGTTCATCCCGACCTGACGGCCTAAATCGGCTCGTTCGGCGCTGGGACTTTCCTGTCGTTGCCCCACCTGATTCAGATTCAGGGATGAGCTGCCATGATCTGACCGACTTTGAATGGCGCGTAATTGCGCCTCCCCTACCTAACAAGCCGCGAGGCGTGCCTCGCGTCGATGACCGACTGGTGCTCAACGGCATCTTTAGGGTTCTACGATCCGGTGCCCCTTGGCGTGATGTCCCCGAAGGAGACCCGATCATGCAGGTAATATTCTGGCACTATCGGTTGCACTGGCTGGATGCCAGACGCAAATAAGAACAGGCTTTCGTTCAAAGCCTACGAAGTCGTTCTCGCTGTCCGGCCACGTCTTGCGCCAGCTGTATTTGAGTTTCAGCTGTTCCTGCATGCGGCTTGATCTCGGCATGTCTAACCGTATCGCTGGACGATTCTAGGTATCAGGGGTAGGACTCCGAGGGAAACCTTCAAGGGGGCGGTGGAGACAGTGCGGAAACTTCAACTGGACAGTCTGCGCGCCATTGCTGTCTTCGCGGTGATCATCACGCATACATGGCTTGCTGGAAGCACTTATGGCCATCTGGCTGTGCGCTTCTTCTTCGTGTTGAGTGGTTTCCTCATAACCAGGCACTTGCTAGGCTCATTTTCCGATGGTCGCCAAACACCCGGCTCTGCATTGCGGGCGTTCTACGTCAGACGCAGCTTCCGCATCATGCCGGCATATTACGCGCTCCTGTTGATCATGTTCTTCCTTGAGGCGGACGGGTGGCGCGATCAATGGTACTGGCATGCGTTCTATGGGACCAATGTGCTCTTTACAAAGACTGATAGCTGGAGCCCATGGTTCTTCTCTCACTTGTGGTCACTCAGTGTCGAACAACAATTTTACTTGGCCTGGCCGCTTGTCGTGATGCTGCTGGGCCGCAAGTTCCTGGCGCCAGCCTGCTTCCTCGGGATCGCTATCGCTGTCGGTGTCAGGATAGTCATCAGCCTGAAGATGCCCGGAACCACTGTGATCTATTGGACCATGCCGACAAGCTCCTGGGACGCTCTTGCCGTAGGTGGCCTTTTAGCTCTCGCTCCTGCAGTCAAAGAGCTGTCTATCTTCAAATGGCGCGCCATGATCCCTGTCTACGCAGGTGTTATCTTGCTCTATTGGCTGCTAGAATACCCGTCTTCCCCGTTTGCTGCAGCCCTGTGGTATGAACTCATCGAAGTTTTGCCGCTTCTAATCTTCGCTCATCTGGTGTTTCTGGGATACCACGATGCCTTGCCGCGCTTCTTGAACTGGCGCATTCTCACGCAGCTCGGGCTCATCAGCTACGGCATCTACCTTTACCATGAACTGGCCATCGACCTTTTTCAGCGTGTCGCAGGCCCTCAATACTATCCAAGTCTGATCCAGTTCGCCGGGGCGTCGGTTATATCAGTGGTGCTCGCGGCTATATCCTGGGTCTTGCTTGAACGGCCTGCTCAGCAAGTAGGCCGTCAATTGAGCAGCCGCAGCCGACCCGAAACTATTCGTTCCAGTGACTTGCGTTTCAGGCGCAAGTAACTCTTCTGCCCGCTGCGGTGATAGGACAGAAGAGATGAGGCTGACCAACCCAAAGATCATCATCCGATTGCAAGAGCTGCGCCGCGTTATAGATCGCCCGCAGGCGCGCGGCCTTGCCAGTGCGGACAGAAGCCGGAAAATCTCGAAGCATCCTATGGGCCGATCTCAGTCATCACCTGCCCTAAGTGCAAGGAGAAGATGACGGTCAAGACGAAACCGTTCTTCCGGAGCGCTCTAACGGAGCTAGATCACGAAGCCGTGCGAGTTATTGGGGCGTGGAACGAGAGGATTGGTGGATGACCGTCCGTCGCCAGCCCACTAACCCGGCCGGCAGCTGGCCGCTGCGCATGACTGCGGACATGGCGGCTGGCGATTGCGGAGAAAAGCACGTCGAGGATTTCCTCGAGCGCGTCGGTACCGCATATCCACAGCCGCGCGTAGTTGACACCACCCGGCGGAAGTTTTGGTATCGTGACGACTTGGACCGCGCGATGAACATCGGCGCCGTCGAAACCGCCTCAAGCATTGGAGCGAAACTCCGTAACAAGATCAGGGAAAAGCGGAACGATCGAACTGCCTAAGCACGTCCACCGCGTCATAAAGCGCCGGAAGAGCGGCGCCGAGACGGTCTACACCTTCTACACCAAGTTCCGAAACACCGCCGCAGCCTGGCCGTCCCTGTCCCTGCCGGAGCACTTGGAACGTGACTTCCAGAGCCGGGTCGCCATTTGCGAAGCGCTGTAGCGCGACGACAAAGGTTTTCTGCTGGATGGCAAGAGGCTCCCCGACCACTCGGAAAAGGGTTTCTGGCCGGCCGCCGAGAAGGCTTTCGAAGCTCTTGAACCCGTCGGCGGTCTTGTAATATTTCGTGCGCGCGCCCGCATGTAGCATCACGCTAGGCGGAGTGGATCGGGATCCAGACCGTCCTTTTCGTCTTCTGCGCCTTGACGGCTATCGTGGTTCCTCCTGCCTTTGGCTTGACCATGGCGAGAACGTCGCCTTGGCGCTGGCCGGTGAAGAAGGCTGACATGGCGATAATCTTATCGTTGGCCGGTATGCGATCGATCCATTTCCTGTAAGGACGGAATGGCAGAAGCTAATGGACGAAGAGTCGTTCAAGCGATTCCGAGAGGAGAGGATCGTCTTCCACGGGCTGCGGAAGAACGCGGTCATCAATCTGCTTGAGGTGGGGTGCACCGAAAACAGGTCGGATCGATCTGCAACATGTCTGGGCAGATGGTTCAGCACTACGGGCGGGAGGTCGCTCTGAGGAGTTTGGCGAAAGACGCCATGAAGCCCATGGAGGCACGATGGAGCGAGATCGAGCCGGCTGCTTTCAGGAACAGGATCGGAACGTGAATTGGAAACCGCTTCCAAAATGTTGGAAACCGGTAGTCCGGAATTGCCAGCACAATCACATAAAACCCAATAATATCAAGAGGTTTTTGGTGGGTGATGTAGGGCTCGAACCTACGACCCGCTGATTAAGAGTCTCCTCGCATGTTGCGAAAAATCAATCCGATGCTTGGTGGACGCCTGTAAAATAGAGCCGCAAAAGCCCCAATGATTCCAATGCGGTCAAGAGCAAACTGTAAAATGAAATCCACAGTTTTCGTCGCCTGTGGAGAACCAGTCTGGTAGAGCGATATCATTCCAACTCGAGAAAAAACCCATGACAGCTACCGACACAGCCACTCTTCTTGAGGACGCAGCCGATCGGATCGCCGATATCTCGCGACCAGATCTGCGGATCATGCTTCGCCGGGCCGCCCTTCGGCTGCGCAATGCCGGCGACATCTCTATGGACGACGATGTTGAGGATGTTCTCCGCGACCTGGCCGGCGAGTTGGACATGACCCGCAACGACACGATCGGATTCATCGTCCGGGAGTGGATAGAGAAGAACACCTATCAGCCGGTGCACGAGCTCGACGAAGATGGAAAGGTCGATGATAGTGCATGAGCCGCAGTTTTGGTGAAAAACACCGCACCAACTTCCTACAAAGTGCACCGCTCGACGCAGTTGAGGATGCGCTGAACGAGATGGATTAGATATGTAAAAATCTCGAACACGGGTTGGTTTTGGGTAAGCGATACAGGGCCGATCGTCACGAACGCGTTTAGGGCGACGTCATTGACAACTTCGCGGATGGACGCATCCACCCTGTAGAGTTCAACAACATCGTTTTCGATGCGAATTGGTGAAGTGCCTTCTGGGATCAAGTATCCAAGTTGGTGCCCGAAAGGAGTTGACCCGGTTGGGCCGCCAAGAAGGCAGATTGAACCATCCTGTGCCACGGAAACTCCCGGCATTGAGGTTCGTACAGCCACAGAAACTCCAGCCACTCCTACAGGGGGGAGCTGATTGTGCTTCCCCAGATTGTCAAGTTGCGCGAGAGCCCAGAGCGCTTGGTTTCCACCATCGTATGGCTTCAGTCGGCGAATAAATCTGATGACAGGAGCCGGCACGTTTTCCAACTTCGCCCCTAGATCCCTTTTGAAAGCCGCTTCTGATTTCGATATGGGAAAACCTGTTTGCTTTGTGACCTCGTTGCCACCGCTATGGACGATCGCTGCGACCATGAGATCGAGAGCCGCACGTAGATTGTGCACAACGTTTTTGGCAATCGCTTCAAGTTGTTTGGGGAAGGGTTCTTTCGTCACGAAAAGGTAAGTCCAGGAATTATCGTTCGTGTCGAACTCTTGGCGAAATTCGAAAGGCTTAGTCTTGCCATTAAAGGCGTTCAAGCTCTCCTCGAAACGTTGTAGATGGACTATCGCCTCTTCGACCAGAGCTTTTGAATCTTCGAAGCGATCGCTGATACCTGAACCGGGTGACAAGGTGCACGGCTTCTGTGGAACCGGATACAAAAAACGCGCGCGTCTGACTCCATCGATGCTGATGGATACGCCTTCCGTGTCCCCGCTCATTCCGAAGAGAGGCATCGGTTCCCCTTTCAATTGCGATTAAGCTCTGATCGTGGCGTTCAACTCAACATTGCCACGTACGGTCGTCAAGTTCTCTCCTCGCCAGTCCCCCGGGGATATCGATCGCCTACTCGATCTCATAAACCGCGGCATTGTCGGCAGCATCGCGAAAGCCCTTGTATGACGGGTGCCGCAGCTTTCTGTCATGCGTCCATGCCCGATATTCGATCTCGGCCACGAGCTTTGGCTCGATAAAGACTGCATTACGCTTCCGCCCGGTATCGACAGCCGGCTTGCCGATGACCAGCTTGTCCATCTGCCCCCGGAGTTCGGCCGCGGACCGTTCGTTAAACCCCGTTCCCACTCCCCCGACATAGACGAGCTGGTCGCCCTTGCGCGCGGCGAGCAGTAGGCGCCCGATACCTCCGAATGATGACGTCGATCTCTCATAGCCGACGATCGCAAAGCCATCGCTCTGGATGCATTTGATCTTCAGCCAGTCGCCGAGGCGGCCGCTGCGATACGGGCTGTTGCGGTCTTTCGCGATAATTCCTTCCAGGCCATGCTCGCAAGCGATGCGCAGCAGCTGCTCGCCGTCGGCGTCGACGTCTTCCGAGAGCCGTATCGCGCTTTCTCGGCCTGGTGCGATCAGCCCCTCGAGCAGATGACGTCGCGTCGAAAGCTCCGTCTTCGTCAGATCGTGGCCATCGAAATATAGAAGATCGAAAGCCATCAGGACCGATGCGCCGGAATTCAACTTCCCACCACGGCCGCCGAGCGACTGCTGCAGCTTGCCGAAATCCGAGCGGCCCTGGTCATCCAGCACCACGGCTTCGCCATCGAGGATTGCCGTCGCTGCGCCGAGCTGCCCCGCTTCGGCCGCGATCGCTGGGAAGCGGTGTGTCCAGTCGTGCCCGCCGCGCGTCAGGATGCGAACGCCGGACGGCGCGATGTGGACTGCAACGCGATAGCCATCCCATTTCACTTCGAACACCCATTGCGGGCCTTTCGGCGGGCGCGACTTCAGCAGGGCCAGGCATGGCTCGATGCGCGCCGGCATTGGATCGAGGAGAAGGTTCGGCTGGGCTGGATCGCGCTTTTTGCGCGGCCTGCTTCGGATCGGAGCTTCGGCTTCACCGAGCAGCGGCTTTGAAGGCTTGCGGGGCGGCTTTGTCATGCCGGCAGTTCATCAGCAACAGCTTAAAAAGCAATTGACCAAGATTGATTATTGACTTCGCGGCGACCGAGAACATAATAAGAACATCGGCGAGGCGGCCGCCAATCTGAAAACTTGAGTATGGAGCACGGATATGCGCGAGCAGCCGATCGGCGAAGCCGTGGAAAATGATGAGTGGGGGTCGGTCACCGTGATGGACCGACGTGAGATTGAAGCTGTCCTGGCCTATCACCAGCAAGACGCCCAGGCGGCGATTGGAACGCTGCTCGGCGATATAAAACACTTGCGGCGCCAGCTCGCCCTCGCCGAAGGCGTTATGAGCAAGGGTATGGTTCGCGGATGGCTGCCGGACTATGAGCGTCGATGAATGGAAGCCATCCGACGCCGGCGCAGGCTTGAAATCATATGCCGGCAAGCGGGTTGGAGTGATTTGCGAGGAGTGCGAGATCCTGAAGTTCTTCGAAGGGGACGCTCTGATTGCCAAGCATGGCAACGTTCCTATGCCGACGCTGCTCGAGATACTCGCAAAGGAGAACCTTGGATGTCAGCGCACCGAAAACAAATATTACGAACGGTGCAAGCTCATCTATCACCACAGCCCGGAAGAATGGGCGCGGCGGCGCGGATATGTGAAGCCAGAGGACACCAAAGGCGATCGAGCCCTCGGCGAACTCGCCGAGTGGGAGGGGATGGTGGCGTTTTGCGGGGACCCGAAATGCAAGCGGAAGCAGCCCCTCGATCGGTGGGCGTTGCAGAAGCGGCTCGGCAAACAAACGAAGATTTCGACAATCGGGCCGCGTCTTAAATGCAAGTGCGGCCACCGCGGCGCCAGCATCGTTATCAGCTATGTCTCACGATAAGGGCAGGACACCAAGAGGGGAAGACGAATGATTGCTGGGCTGATCATCTGCGCATCGCTGACGGCGGTCGACGGCGACACCGTAAAATGCGACGGGCAGAACATGCGGCTGCTGGGGGAAGGTGTTCCGTTCATCTCGGGCATAGATACGCCGGAGATCGGGTCGCACGCGAAGTGCATCAAGGAACGGAAGCTGGCACTCATCGCCAAGGGCAGGCTGAAAGAGCTGCTGGCTGAAAAGGGCTTGCGGATCGTGTCGAGCGGCGCGGTGGACCGGACGCCTTCACACCGGCCGCTCGTCAACATCTACCGAACGAATGGGGAAGAAATCGGCAAGAAGCTGCTTCAGGAGGGTTTTGCGCGAACCTGGCAACCGACGAAGAAGAATGACTGGTGCGACCGATAGTCCACAGCCTCCACGCTTGAACCGGCCCTTTTTTCGACCTACCTTTTTATAGGGAAAGGGAGGGCCGTCATGATCCCATTCCAGATTGCGCAGGCGCAAAACGTGCTGAACGACGCCGAGGTGGCGCTCTGCCAAAGGGTCTATGACCACGTCGTTTCTATGAAGCAGATCGCCACAGAAGCTGAGCGTGAGGATTTAGCCTGCCGGATTATCCAGTCATTCCAGCATGGGGTGAAGGACGAGGAAGCGCTCCTGCGGCTCCTGATCTGATTCGCGGCGGCGGAATGATTTGTTCGCAACCGTACGGGAACCGCATCGCTGACTGGTGGTTAACCGCTTGGATCGTTGGATAGCGTCTGCCCTGTCTGTTCGCGATCTGCCCCTTATAAGGGGTTCGGGCCGCGCAGAGGGCAATGGTCCACTCCTTCTCCAGCCCTTTTGCGTGGCCCGTATATGGCGTAAGAACGCGGCATCCACTTCATCTCGAGTTTCCCCAACTGCCCTGCTTCGGCGGGGCTTTTTTTTATTGTCAGCAAGCTTATGAAGGTTTTCGCCACTGGATGGGTAGTAGTTGAATGAGGGAGGAGTGATGCGCTGGCGATTTGCGCCTATCGACGACATGACCCCGCAACTGGACCTTTGCTGCGGCCTTGAGCCCCAAGCAGTTTACGGACCCACCTCGACGATAACATGCTCCAGATGCAAGGAGAAAATATCCGTGGAGACGGCGCCGTTTTTCCGCGATCCAATCCGCCAGCGCGAGCATGAGACATGGCGGGCGGTATTGGCGTGGAATGGGAGGACATAGCGCTCCGCTCATTCAGCCGCGGCACGGCCGTCCGGTCGAATTTCGAAAACACGTTGACGCAATGTGCTGATCTCTCGCTTCAGGTCGACGATCACATCTCGCGTTCCGTAGACCGAGCCAACCTCCTGACGAAGCTCGTCAATGCGCCGGCCGAGCTCGGCAATCTCGCCATCGCGGGCATGATTGCGCTCTGACCATTCGTTTCGGGTGACGGTCAGGGTCCGAAGATCTGCCAAGGCGTCATCCGCTCTTTTCCTGTCTTCGGCCCCGCGCTGCGTGCGCCACTCCATTTCCTTCTGGGTGACCATCGCGTCGTTGACCTTGGCAAACGATGCTTGAGAGCTTTCGGAAATGCGGATTACTGCCTCCTCCAGGCGTGCGGTGTTATCCTTGATCGGCTGCAGCGCCATGAAGCCCAGGCCGGAAAGGATTACAACGCCAACACCGATCGCCGACCAGATGACGGGCCACTGCGTCTTGCCGGAACTCCGCAGCTCGTTCGACAAGGCAGCCAAGTTGGCATTGACGCCCTGGAAGCCCGTGTTCATGTTCGATCTGAGGTCGATGATGTCCTTGCCTTGGTTCTCGACTCGCTCGGATAGGCGAGCCCATGAAGCCATCGGGTCGAAGGTATTGCCGTTGCCGTTTACCATCTCATCCGCCATTTAATTGCGCCCTGCCCTTGCCTATGCCTATCGTGCGCCGAGGCGCTTCTGGATGTCGTCGTAGAATTCGACTGTTCTTTGCTGCCGACCATTCGCTCGATCGAGCGCCAGTCTCTCCCGCGCGAGGATCGAGATCAGCGGCTGACCTTCCATGATCGGAGCGTGAGGTTCTTGCTTGCGGAGATCGTCGGGAAGCGCCGGAAGCAGCACGCCCGCTTGCGCCTGCCCTTTGGCGGTAGCCGCCCTGTTCAGCCGCTCAGTGGCGGAGCAGCCACTGACGATCAGCAGCAGTGACAGCGCAAACGCGGTTCTTCTCGGAAAGCTGGAGTTCATAGGATTGGATCTCGGTTTCGAGGATGTCTTTGGCGGCCTGCTCGGATGCCTGGGCGGCCTCGAGGCGTTTCCGGTGCTCTTCGGTGGCCTGGGCCGCAGCGCTGCGCTGGCGCTCCATCTCCGCGGCGCGGGCGTCGGCGGCGGTCTTCTCAGCCAGGAGAACGTAGCCCGCCCGCGCTTCGCGAGCGGCGGAAGGGTAGCCGATGGCGACGGCGTAGACGCGATATAGGAGGATGCCGGCCGCGACGCCGGCGCCAAGCTTGGCATAATCGAGGATCCCGAACATCACAGGTCCTCAAGGCAGAATTGGCGTTCCTTTTGCCGGCGGCGGGTCAGGCCGGGGAAGACGATGCCGGCAGCTCGGTTCCACTTCAGCAGAGCCTCGCAGCCTTCGGCCGTCTTGCCCTGATTGATGAGCTTGACGGCACTCGATCCGCAGGCCGACTTGACCCCGACATTGTAGGCGAAGGAGGTCAGCGCCACGAAGCGAGCATCCGGCAGCGGGACGGCGACGCAGTGATCGATGCCCGCGGCGTATGTTTGCAGCTCGAGCGCAAGCAGCGCCTTGCACTGCTCCACCGTCTTGCGGTCGCCCGGCTTCACGCCGTTCGTTGAGCCGTAGCAGATCGTCCACGGCTGCCCCTGCGTCGCCGGATCGGGATAGGCGTTCTGACGAAGCCCCTCGAAGCTGCCGACCAATGCCACGGCCATTGCAGCCGCGGCGCTACCCTTCTGAAGGCGGTTTGCCATTCAAATCCCCTGAGACTTTCTGTTGAACGAAGATGCGGGCGATGATCGCCGCAACGGCCAGAAGGCCGGTGATCGCCGACATGGCGAGCTGGATGTAGATGTTCTTCGCAACCCATGTGGCAGCGACGAAGGTGTAAATCGGCTCGATGATGATGCAGAGCAGCGCCAGGACCATGAAGCGCACCGACCAGGCGCGTTTAAGCACCTCGCGCCAGTTATGGACGAGCATGGAGATCTCCGATTTTGGATGTGAAAATGCCGCCCAGAGGCGGCTCGGCTTTTTAGCGCGGCCGCGCATCAAATGATGTCAGGGAGGTGAGGTAGCCAAGACTAGACATGTTCGCCCTTCGCCATATTTCCTTAACACCATCAAGGAGGGAAATATGTTTCGAGCATTAGCCGTTTCTCTATCTGTCAGCGCCACAGCTATCCTGTGCCAGCCCGTTTTTGCAGCTGACATGATTGAGGGTTATCGGCCACCACCGGCTACGCGCCATGTCGTTTACCACCCCAAAAAGGCCTATGTCAGGAAGACCTTTCACGAGTGCGGTCAACTATTGGTGGAGTACCGCCCGCCGTACCGTCCTCACACGGAGATTGTTACCATCTGCCATCCACGCAAGTATGTCCTTACCCGATACTGACGGCCGATGTTTTCAGGAAGGCGGCATAGGCGCCTCGATCTCATTGACCTGAGATTGAGCCAGCGATCCGCCTAACACAGAGGTTCGAACGGTCGCAAAGAACGCGATCGGTTCATGGATATCTCGAGATTGTGGGTAGGGTCTTTTATTGATCGCAGATCGGCGCTATGGATCGCATACAGTCAGCTAAGGACAGAGAGACATGCCATCAAGAGAGATCGCAGCCATGGCGCGCGCCATCCAGGCCGTTCGTTCGGAACGAGAGCCGGAATGGAAAGGCACTTGGCAGGACTGCGTTGCTGAAGCCGAGGCCGCGCAGAAAGCCGCCTATGATGCCAAGCCCTTGCGATATGATGCATCGGACGATTTCAGCCACATCGACCCAATTTAAGACTACTCTCGGTATTTGACGACCTTTGCAGGCGATCCAACAGCTATCGCGTATTCCGGTATATCCGTCGTGACCACCGAATTGGCGCCAATCACGGCGCCTTTTCCGATCCTCACATTCATGATGATCTTGGCCCCGGCCCCGATCCAAACATCGTCGCCAATTTCAACTGACCCTATTTCCGCCTTTTGAAGCCTGATCGGCGTGTCGCGCCGCATGCCGTGGCTATGGTCGATGATTTGGACATCAGACCCTATGAGCACATCGTTCCCAATGGTGATCTTGCTCTTGGCGGTGATGATATTCCGCCGGCCGATGACAGTGTTGTTGCCGATGAACACCTTCGGATCAGGCATCGTCAGCTGAAAGAATGCGTAATCCTGGATGGTAACATTGTCGCCAACTTCCAAAATGGCGTTTTTCACCATCCGAAATTCTGCGCTCGCCTTGACTACCAGATTTTCACCGGCCTTGGTGAAGAAACGGCGTGCCTTGTAAGCCGAAATCAGCTTCTGAATTGGGCCGCCGCGGTTGCGATATGAAGCTCGATCGACACGGGACATTGCAACTCCTCGGATTTTCGTGGCCGCTGTATGCCAAGAAGCCGCAGAATCAACAAGCTCAAGTAACGAAATTAGATCGCTCGTCTAGTTGTTGTAGGCCCAGAGGCCGCCAGTATCGACGACGTTATTTTTCGCGGTGAATGTGCTTGCACCGGAAATAGATGGCGCAGACATCAGGCCACTGCGCATATAGGCGTTCATAATCGCCACCTTAGAGGTATTTAAAAGGCTGATATCGCAACCAATTTGCCCTCCATTCCATTGGACTCCTACGGAGTTATCAATGCGGATCTTTCCGTGTCCGGAGCCCGCTTGGTTTCCGAGCGCAATGCATCCGGTAAAGACTTCGCCGAACGTGAGACCCAAGCAGTCAACGGCATATTCGGAGTGGTTCATCTGGCAGTTAACGAATTCACCGTGTGCATCGTTGCTGCCCGCTTGAACGCTGACACATACTGAGTTGAAATTCATCTTGCCAGTAGCGAACATGACATTCCCGCTCTCGACCCTCACCGCGAAAGCGCAATTGTCGATCGAGAAATCGGTCACATGATCATATTCCGCCACGTTGGTGTAGCGGATGCCGTGATAGCAGCTCTTTGCGCGGACCCCTCGAATGAGGCCCTTATGTTGCCAGCTGCCTGCGCTGAGTTCGGCATAAAGACCAGAGCCGTTGATGTTTTCGAACTCGATCATCCCATCGATCATATATCGGTCGCAGGCGGAAAGCTTTATCCCCTTCTGGCCGCTATCGGCGAGTGAGCCGGGATAACCTGTATACGGCGTGGCATCGCCAACGAAGCGGAACATGCCACGCAGCATCCAGTTGGTCTTGTTGGTCATGTCTAGGATTGCGATATCGGCGGTGGTGCTGATCGTCACCGGCCCATTGCTTTCGATCTCGATATTGTCGACACCGGTCAACGAGCTGCTGACGACATAGCTGCCGGCCTCGACAATGAGACGCTTTCCGGCCGCCGCAGTGATTGCATCCTGCAACGTCGGATAATCAGAAGAGAGGACAGCTGAGCCAAGCCCTCTGCCAGATGACGCAGCGGAAGCGCTTTTGAAAACGGCAGCACCGCGATCATCAAACCATCCATGAACGGCAAGATAGAGATTGCCGGCGGCAGCCGCGCGATGGCGGATTTGTCCAGATGTGTTCGTCCGGACGCGAAGGCTGCCCGCCGTATATTGGCTGGCCACTTGGATATGACCAACGTTGGTCCCGGCGTTGCTGGCGCCGACGGCAGCATCATTGATCAGTGGCGATGAAAGAAGAGCACCAGAAGTTACGGTAGCCGAGGTGAATGACGCTTCAAACAGCGCCTCAACTTCGATCCCGGTCGGAATCCCGGTCAGACCGAGCAGAGCCGCCGTTGTCGTTGTTCCGATGGCGGCCCCACCATTCTGCGGCAGAGGGTCGAGCAACATGTGACGGTCGCCACGTTGGATCACCCGCCGCCACGCGCCAGAGATGCGGTTACGAGAACCAATGCGGCGATATTTCGTGTAGCCGGCTGGATAATTGGGAGTGCCTGTCGGATTGAGGCTTTGCGACATGCCGATCGCGCTCAGCGCACCGTTCGTGCAAACGAAGATGTGCCACACACCGTCCGCAATCGCGCTGTCGAAGCGCCCACCGTTGCCGGTGCCATAAGCGACGTCCAGCTGGCGCGTCACGGCAGGCCAGACAATCAACACAGGCGTTGTGTCGTCGCTTGCAGCCACACCCGCCGCGATATCCAGATCATTCGTCAGGTCAGTGGCGTTGTTGCTGATCTCGCCGCCGAACAGATACCCGCGTAGGATCGTCCCGCCTTCGAGCGCGACTTCGGCCCAATGCTTCGCGGAATAGGTCGTCGATCCGTCGCCGCCGGCCGGTACCGAGACCGGTACGCCGAAATTGTTGTTGGCCCATTCCTTGGCGCCATTGCGCGCGCCGATCGCGCCGGTCATTGCAGCTTCGGCCTCTGCGACGATAGCCGCGTCGACCTGGTCAGTGATCAGCCGGAAGGTGTCATCGATGATCGTGCCGAGCACTCGCATGCCGGCCAGAAGGCCGCCAGTGGCGATATCGTTGCCCGTGTTGGACTTGATCGTCAGCGGATCTCCGCCGTTGAAGGAAACGGTCACCGGAGAGGCGTCGTTCGTCTCGATGAGGTCGAGGACGATCATCGCCGAGGTGGATACAGGAATGCCCGTCACTGCCTCGATAGCGCTGGGCTCGCCTTCGGGCGTCGCGGTTGCTGCGATGAACGAGTAAGGGAGATCTGCGAACCGCACCCACGAGCCCGTGCCGCTGGCGCCGAGCTTCCGGTAGATGCCATTGTTGTCGGCAACAGGATCTCCGTTCACCCAGGCAAGCGTAAAGGCGGGGTGATTAAGGTCGGCATTCAGCGCCGCCAGCGACAGGAAAGAGATTGTTGCGCCCGAGGACAATGCGCCGATGGTGGACTCGACCCAATAACCCCACGCCCGGATTAGAGCTTTGTCAGGCTCGTAGGGGCTGGACGACGGGCCATCTGCCCAAATGACGAGAGCGCTTTCAGGCATGTGTTTTTCCTGTTCAAACGGTGATTGTTGATGAAGCTTGGGTGCTGGACGGCACGCCGGAAATGTTTTCGGCCCCGCACCAGTATTTCCATGTCCCGGTACCGGGAGTGTCCGTCAGCGTGATCGTCTGGTTGGCAGTCACGTTGTATTGGCCGATCATTGTCGCGGCGGCGAAGGTCTGCCCTGTCGTCCCGCGCTTGAAGATCAGATAGCGGGTGTTGTCGTTGGCCGCCTTCGCGCTGACTGTCACCGTGCCCGACGCGTTGCTGGTCGTCATGTTGACCGGCACACCAGGCGCGGTCGGATCAACCGTTGCCGTGACGTTGGCGGTGACCGACCAATTCCCGTAGTCGCCATCCGACGCGATGAAAGACGCCTGGATGTCGAGAAGCTGGTTCGACGGCACCACGTTGGTGCTCATGTCGATGAAGCCGCCAGCCGGGACCGGATTCGGGAACCGCTGCTCGATCCATGGCCCGGGCGTGCCGGATCCTGCATTTGCAAGGCGGTACCGGATGACCGGGATCAGCGTTTCGTCATCTGGATCGATGATGACCACGCGGATGTAGACGCTGTTGCCGTTCGGCTTCGCCTGAACAAGGTTGATCACCGGCGTTGGAATGCCGCCGGCGTCCGTCCTTGGCGGAGTGGCCGGCGGAGACCCCTCCTCAACCGATGGGCTCCACGCGTCGATGTTCGGCGGGTGCTTCATGATGTCCATGACGAACCCGCCCTGGAGCAGCGACAGCACCGATTTCCTGTTCTCGACGATCGCGCCGTCCAGACGCGGCAGCATCTTGGGCGCCTCGAGCTTTACCCAACGGCTGTAGACCGAGTTGATGCCCGACAGCCGGACATTAATCTGGCCCGTCACCTTTTGCTGAAGCCTGAGCCAGTCTCGCTTGCCCAGACGCCGAGCTTGGCGCCATTGCTGCACCCACTGATAGTTGGCTTCCTGAGCGAGGACCCGGCCGGCGATCAGCTGAGCAGGCGTGTCCTCGAAGAAATCCGTGTCTGAGGTGGCATAGCCGATGGCGGGATAGCAGAACTTCGGAATGAGGCGGTTGCACTCGTCCTCAAATAGGACGTCATATTCGATCTGATGGCCGACGATATCGGCGTCGGTCAGGGTCGTTAGATACTTCTCGCGGAACTTCCCGACGATGAAGAGTAGCGCGCCGTCGCCTCGTTCGCAGATCCATCCGTCGCAGGAGGCGAGGATCGCGTTCGTGGCAGCCTTCGGATCGTTCTCGGTCGTGTCGAAGCCGTTGCACTCGTAGCGGCGCTCATTGCCGCCGCCGGCCAGCGGCACCAGCTCGTCGCAGACGTCCGCTTCTTCCTGCCACATGTCGAGCACCGGCAGGATCGCCCGCGTGTAGTCCCGCTTGTGGCCGAACTCGTTGAAGCACTGGTGCCATGCCATGATCAGGGCGGCGTTTCGCGTCCATTGCCATGTTGCCGGGTTCTCCGGATCCTGCAGGGGGTCGCGGAAATCCCAGCAGAGCGCCATGTCGGCCTCGACCGACAATTGCGGCGGCCCGTAGGGAAACGTCTTTTGCTGCCGCTCGGCGTTGGAGCTGGTGCAGATCATCGCGACCGATGCCTGTCCGTCTCCCCGGTGACTGCTCGACCACACGCCTTGGCTGGAAAGTGCCGAAGTGATCGGAGGATAATCCGTCTCCGGGACCAATCCGAGCCGGCTGAGGATCTGGACATTTGTCCTGTAATTAGTGCCCGAGTTGATCGTCCCGTCGCCCTGCAGCGTCACCTCATCGTCGTGAAGCCAGTAGCGATTGATCGATTTAATCCTGTGGCCGGCAATGGCCTGAACGGCAAAAAGCTTCTTGCCAACGGCTTCCCACAGCATGTATGCGCCGGCAACCCGGTTTCTCCCCACCCCCCACCAACGGTAGGGGACCGACTGCATCTTCGGCACCTTGCCATCTTCCGGCTTCGGTGGTCTCGGGGCGAGCAGCGCCTGTATGCCGATCGCGAGGGCTGTGGTTGCGATTGCAGCCGCGCCGGCGCCTAACAGAGCCGCAGTTGTCGCTGAAAACCCCAAGGTCGTGAACAGGCTCGTGAACAGCGGGGTGAAGATCGGATCGTAAAGCGCCGTGCTGCCGCGCAGAAAGCGATCCTGCCATTCCCACCGGTGTTGCTCGAAATAATGGTCTGCCTCTGTCGGCACGCTCTCATAGCCAACTTTAAGACTCATGCAGGCAGCCTCCAGACGGCAACGAACTCGGCCGGCGTCGCGCGGATGCCGGCGGGATGGATGCAGACCCAGAGGGGACCGAAGCGGATAGCTCCGATCTGGGTTTCCACTTGGTCGGCCAGCGTCTCGCCGGTCATGGCCTTGATCAGTCCGATATCGCCCGTCTGCGCCTGCTGGACGCGCTTTGCGCCGATGGGCACCAGATGCGCGTCCATGAACGCCAGTTCGCCTCCATGGCTTGCGATGATGGCGTGGGCCTCGTCCTTGGTACGGTAGGTTCCGCGGAGGTCTGCAGCCGGATCGACCCCGATGCACTTCAAAGCCCATGAGGCTGGGAAGGTCATGCAGTCGTCGCCGCCCACTCCGCCCCATCGAAACCGATGCGGGAGGTCAAGAAATTCGTGAATGTCCATGTAGCCTCAGCTGAAGACCGGCCATTTCGGCTGGATGCCGCGCGCAAGGCGCCCCGTGCCGTCACAGAAAGCGTCGGTCGGATAAAGCGATCGTTGCATTGCGTCGGACCAGAGAACCTTTGCCGGCCTTGATCGGGTATTCTCGCCGGCAACCACCGCCAAGCTGAGCGACAGAGTAGCGCTCTCGCCTTCCCGGATCGGCGCCCTCGCCTCCTTCGGATGTGATGCGATGCCCGTCCAGATCGGGATGATGTTGCTCATCGGCTGATAATACTGGTCGAGCGTCGTCAACCCGACTTGCACCAGCTTTCCGCGCACGGCCGGGATGCTGTCGAGCATCGCCGCACCGGTGGCGGGATCGATACCGGAGACCGAGAAGTCGACCGCGTCGGACGTGCCGTTGACGAGAACCTCGAGTGATGGAACGCCGATCAAGCGGCCGCCGCCCAGGTAAACCGTCCCGTCCGGGTCGATGCCGTCGAATCCGATCGGAACGTCGTTGACGCCGAACCACATATGCAGCGCCGGGTCTGTGTCGATCCGCAGGAACACGCCGAGCTGATGGCTGCCGCGCATTTCCTCGATAACCGCGGCCGGCACATACTGAGAAGAATAGGCCATTCAGAAGGCTTCCGTGAACTGGACAGTCGGCCGCGACGAATACCAGCCTCGATAGGACCAAGGCACCGTGACGCCCTTGGGTAGACGCATGACACAGCGCGGGCGGGCGAGTTCCACTCGCGTCCCGGCGGCTGCCGCCTCCCGCAAAGGAGGGCTTAGCGCCAGCCGATAGACCGGATTGCCTTCATCGCTCTTGTCGATCACATCCCAATGCCGATAGACCCGCCATCCTTTCCTCGGATGGAAGATCGAGAACCAGTCCGACCAGCGAAGGTCACGCGCCGCCCCGTAGACGCGCATGGAAAGGATTCCGGCGTTGAGGGCCGCATTCTCGGTCAACTCGCCGTAGACGGTCGCCTGGGAGTAACCAGCGCCATCGGAGTGCAATGAGCCATCCGAGTGTGGGATACCATTGACGATTGGCCGGCGCGTTCCCTTGATAACGGGGAAAGGCCCGATCTTGTCATTGACGATCGGCACGTTGATGAAGCGAAACCCGCCGTTGAGACGGGCGCCGAGCCAGTTCAGCACCTCGAAACGTTCGTCCGGTCCTTCCAGCACCATCCCGGAATAGGTGGCTGTGATGATCCCGCCGCCGGAAGTTTCGATGCTGATCGGTTCCCCGACCCCGTTGACGCCACCGTCGAGCCCGCTGCCCGGGTTATCGAAGGTCGCCTCGGTCGGTCGCAGAAAGTCGACCGGGAACATCGGCTGGTTGATATATGTCGCCACCGTCAGCCCACCCGTGAATTGAATTTCTTCTGCGTGCTTCCGAAGCTGCCCCGGGCCTGGTCGATCTTGTCCTGATAGAGCGCTTCCTGTGCGCCCTGCCGGGCAAGCTCGCGGACATGCTCGTCGCCGCTTCCGCCGTGGACGTGGATCTCGAGCTTTCGATCTTGCCGAGGGCCATTGTCGTTGCTGCCACCCATCATCTGGGCACTGCGGTTGGTGTTGAAGACCTGAGAGCCTTGCGGAAGGTTGACCAGCTCCGGACCGCGCTCGCCGACAACGGCCAAGCCGCCCGGCGCATAGTTCGTGCCGTCGGCAAACAGGCCGGTGATGCCACCGGACGCCGCGAGCGTGGCTTGCGCGCCGATCGGTTTGAAGCCTCCAAACAGCCCACTGAGCCAGCCGAACAGGCCGCCGCCACCGCCGCCAGCAGCAGCACCACCAGATGCACCCGTCGAAAGGGTATTTCCCAGAGAGCCGAGGCCGGTCCCGAACTTGCCGAGACCGTCCGTCGCGGCGGTTGCTGTTCCTCCGAACTTCGACAGCGCCTGCTCGGCGCCGTCAAGGCGACCTGCGAAGTTATGAGCGCCTTCAGGATTGCCCCACGAGAACCCCTGAGGGCGCTCGAAGCCGGCAAAGGCTGCCGTGGCGCTGCGCACATCCGGCGCGTTCTTGAGCGCGCTCCATGCCCTGCTTTCGGGCCCCATAAGCTCGGAATATGCGAACTGGTGCTGAGCGAGCTCGTTGCCCAGATTTCCCCGGCCGCCGATCGAGGCCATCAGCGATGGAGACCGGTCATTCCACTGGTAGAGGCCGAACGCGTTGCCCGAATCCCCGATCGCCTTGGGATTGAAAGCGCTCTCCGCTTTGATGTTGCCAAGGATGCCGGCGACTTGGTGGTCGGCAAGCCCTTTCGACTTCCAGAAATTCCAGGCCAAGTTGGCCCCGGAACCGGAAAGCGATCCTGCTCCCGCGCTTGAATTGTCATTCGCCGCGCCGCCGATTGCGGCGGTCACCACACTGCCGATACTCGAAACGGAGGAGCCGCCGCTGCCTTTGCCGCCCGTCAGAAGCCCCGCGAAGAGGTTGCCGATGCCGTCGAAGAATTTCTCCCAGAGCTTCGACGCTTCGCTGGTCAGCGCGGATTCGAAGCCTTTCAGAAAGCTCTTGCCGATATCGTGGCTGCCGGAGATCAACTCGCTGCTGAACGCATCGCCGAAGCTTTTGGCAAGCTCCTTTGCCTGCTGCCCGCGCAGTTGCTGGCGAATGGCATTGGCCTCTGGCGAATTCAGGTTCTCGTCGAAGCCGTAACGGTTGAGCGTGCCCGCGACCTGCTGGTCCATCGCGCTGCGCTCTGCCTGGCGCTGCTGAAAGCTGATGTCGAGCCAGAAGTCCGCCTTCGCCTCCTGGGCTCGGCGATATGCTTTTTCCAGGTCGTCGACTTTTTCGGTCTGGTCCTCGATCTCGAAGAAATTCGGCTTCTGGCCGGGGACCGGCACGTTCGTTAGCCGTCCGTCCCCATTGAGGATCGTGGGCGCATCAGGCTCTTGGTCAAGGTCCAGAGGTCGCCGGCCGGGCGTGGGGACATTGGCCGGGATGAAGTCCGACGCGCGATAGGTGCGGCCGCCGTCCGTGAACGTCGAGCCGGCAACGATGTCTTGGACGTTCGTGCCACCGGCGATAGCCTTGATCCACTCGGTTCTTGCCTTCTGCGCAGCTTCCACGCCGCGGTAGATCGAATCCGTCACCTTGTCGAATGCGTCTCGGAAGTCGAGAACGGCGGGGACGCCATACTGCGATACCGCATTCGCCAATTGCTGCTGAACGCGGTTGAGGTCAGCCATCGAGGCCGTCCCGTCATTCAGCCTGTCGCGCAGATCGCCCCACGCCTGGCGCAAATCGCGGATGATGACGGCGTTTTGCGGATCACCCTGCAGGGCGCGGAAGGCGGCCACACCCTGCTTCTGGATGGAGTCGAGGTTCTTCGAAAGACCATCAAGTTCGCGGCCGGCAAGGATTTCACCGGCCTGGCGGCCCTGCGTGAGCTTGTCGGCTCGGTCCAGCTGGTCGACATAAGCTTTCAGCGCAGGAGTGGCATCGCCCCATAGATCTGCCGCGCGCCGGATAACCTCGTTCTGCTCCTCGAAAAGCTTCTTGGTCTTGCCAGTGCCGCTTTCGGCCGTGGTGAAATACTGAACCAGCGCAGCAACGCCGGCAGTGAGCCCGATAGTCACGAGCGACACCGGGTTGATCAGCGAGCCGAAGGCCGCAGCGAGGCCCGCGACCGGTCGCTCCATGGTGCCGAGCACCGAAGCCAGTTGCGTGCCCTGCTGCAGGCCGATCATGAGCGGATTCATGCCCATGGCCGCGGTAACGGCGATATCCTGAAACTGGTAGCCCGCATTGATGCCGGCGGCGCGCTGGGAACCCGATACGCCGTTGTTGCTGTTTGCGGCTTTCACGGCGGCGCCGGCGGACGCGGCAGAGGTTCGCAGCTTCTCGTAGGCTTGGCGCTCCTTTTCGAGAGCCTGCGTCATCTGCTGGGCATTGATGGCGCCGATCTTGTGAGCGCGCTCGATCTCGGAAACCGCTGCTTGATAAGACCGGGTCGCCTGGGCCAACGGCTGATACTTCATCGTCAGACGCTCGACTTCCATCCGGAAGGCGCGGACATGGTCATCCTGATCGGCCAGAGACTTCGCCATGCGCTCCATGGGAGGAGCGGCCTTGTTGGCACCGTCACCCGCACGCGAAAGAGCGCCGCCAAGCGATGCGGCCTCACTCTTGAGCTTGTCGGCAGCCTGCTGGGTACGGTTCGCAGCGGAGGTCAGCCGGTCAAGATCGGCGGCCGCAGATGATGCCTGGGAGCTATCGATCTTGAAGCCAAGCGTTGCTTCGGTCATCAGTCACTTCCGTTTATTGGGGAAAATGGCGTCGAACAGGCGGCTCGTGAGCGGGCGCTCCGATACCTGCTGATCCGGCTCTTCCTTATCGACGACCTTCTGCGCCAGGATCTCGCGGCGCTTCAGGTCCATGGCGATGATGGCGTCAAGCTGCCATTGAAGGAGTGTCACGCCGCGGAGACGAGACCATTCCCCGATGGCCTGAAACCCGATCGGATTGGCGCCGAAGCCATTCCCTGACCGCTGGCAGTCGAGTTCGCGGAACCAGTACCAGATCTGCTCCCCGGCAACCGGCACCGCGATTTTCTTTCCCTCATGCTGATCGACGATGAGGCGGCAAAGCCTCTCGATCAGCTTTTGGTAAAAGAGCTGCGGCGAACCGCCCTCACCTCTACCTGGTCACGGATGATCCGGAACTTCGCATAGAGGTTCCTGACGTTCTCTTCCGAAAACGGGATGACCTGGCCGCCGATCTTCGGGTTCGGCGACCAGTGCGTCGTCGACTTGGCGAGGATCGCGATCATGCGGTCATCGGAGTCGTCAGTTGCCGCGTCAAGGCTCGATCGCTCTGCTGCCTTCTTGGCGAACTCGGCAGCGACATCGCGCATGGCCTTTTGCATGCGATCGCTATCCGGGCCGACAAAGCCGATCTTGAGACCGATCGGCTCGCCCTTCTCGTTGAGGATTTCGATCTCGATGCCCTCTTCCTGCGACTGGATGAGGGATTCAAGGCCGGAGAGGTCGGCGAATGCTTCATCGCTCATCAAGCACCACCTACCGGCGCCACGGTGATGACCGGGCTGTTGATTTCGACGTTGCCCTGCAGCAGGCGAGCCGTATTCGCCCCGCCGCCGTTCTCCTGAGCCGTCATGACGATACCGTAGAAGAACTTGGTGGTGCCGCTGGGAACGGTCGAGATCGTGTGGACGCCGGACTGCGTGCCGGTGGTCGTGATGGCCGCGCCGCCCGGAGTGGCGGACAGCGTGATCGTGTTGGCGTCCGTGACGGTCTTCACATAATAGGTGGTGCCGGCAGTCAGGCCCGTCGGCAGCGCGCCGGTGGTCGCGAGCTTGACCGGGTCGTTGACCTGGCGGCCGTGGCCGGTCCACGTGACCACGCCGGGCGCCGCGATCGTGATCGTGGCCGTGCCGGAGACGACAGGCGGCGCATCATCGAAGGCCAGCTTGAAGGGATAGTTGAAATCCGTGTTCTCGGCAGCGATCAGCGCGATCTGGCCGGGATCGTTCGGCATGATGATGAAGTTGTTCTGCATCGAGCCAGCATTGCGCGTTCCCTTTGCCTTCAGCGTGCGGCCGGAGGAAATCACGTCTTCCGAGATGAGCGTCGCGGCATCGCCGATCGCGCCCATTGTCTGCCAGCCCTTGAGCTCGGTCCAGGTGACGGAAGCGAAGTCGGTAGCATCGATGTCGGCATCGTCGGGAACGGTGTTGACGGCAGGGCCGATATAGATCTTGGCACCTGCAACCGGGTAAAGCTGCGGCATGTTGGTAACCTCTCATGTCTGATTGCGCACTTGCCTAAGGTGCAATGAGGCAGGCCAATCAGGCCGGAACTTGCGGGTAGCAGAGCCACCGCGTGGTGACGGGTATGTTGTGGTGCGTCTCACCGGTGACGAGGACACCGATTTCCGGATCCTCGTCGATGCGGACTTGGGTATCGAAGCGATAAAGCTTCGTGCCGCGGCGGAAGTGCTCCCGGAGCCCGCCGGCGAGATTGTAGCCATCGACGATCGCCGAACCCTTCGGCCACATGACGTTGGTGCGCAGAAAGCCTTGCCTGATCGGGTCCATGACCAGAGACAGATCCGTCTCGATCGAGCGGTTGAAGTGGACCTCGACGCTGATGAACTTGCTCTGGGCCGTCGGCGTGAACGAGACGCCCGGCAGGACCATCGTGACGCCGGCGGGCGGCGCAAACTCCTGGCACCGGATCAGCAGCGCCTGGTAGATTTTCATTTCCACTGTGTCGGCCATCTGCTAACCCTTGGCCCATGGCCCATAATCACCCGCTCAGCGACGAGGAAGTCTATGACCTGATCCATCAGGCGCTGGCGTCATTGCTGAACAAGACGGTGCGGACGAAGCACGCCCAAGACGTGCTATCGATGGCCATCCGAGACCTCTCTATCATTCAGACGGCGTTTCTGACGCTCTCCGAGGGCGTCAAGCTGCCTCAAATCGATCGCGAACAGTCGCCTCGGCCTGAGTGACGATCTGCGGCCAGCGCTGCGCCACCGCATCGACGAAACCATATCCCGCCTGATGGTAGGTGCGGCCCAGGCTGTCAGTCCCGACGAAGCCGTAATTCATGCGAGCAGCATAGGCTGCCTGAAATCCGAGGTAGACCGTTGAGCCGAGTTCGGCGCCGGCTATCACCAGTTCCAACCCGCTATCCGCGAACGTCTCTTTGCCTTCCTTGATGGTCGGCATGGCTGAGGTGGACGCCATCAGCGAGCGGCGCAGATTGCCCGTCTTCACCGGCATCCGGCCGCCCTCGGCAACTGCCGTCCGGACCTCATTGGCGACGGTCTGGGCTGCGGTCTGAAACACGGCTTCCGCGGCGCCCTCGACTTGTCGGCACCATTCGGAAACCTCAGCGGCAAAGGACATCAGCGGCCTCGCGAGCGCGCGAACGCTTCGGCGAAATTGAAATTGTATTCGACATCGCACCTGCAGCCGGCGACCTCAGATGCACCGGCGCCGAGCGACGTGTCCCCCGGGTAGCGCAACAGGGCGCCCGATGGAGACTGAAATGGAACGTCCATGCCGGTCACTTCCGTGGCGTTGAGCACCTGGTGTGTGTGCCTCACCTTCCGATCGCCGGCCGATCGCCACTTGCGGGTGACCAGGCTGGCATCCCGGTTTGACTTCGACAGCGCCTGCTGGAAAGCCTCATGCTTCGACGACATCACGGCCGAAAGCGTCTCGGTTCTTGCCACCATCTCGCCGCGCAGGCGCAGATTGCGGTCGCGGAGGCGCATCAGCACCTTGTTCAGTGTGTCAGCATCGAGCGGCTTGCCTGCGGCAATGGCGCGCTGCACGGCCTTGTCGAGCCGCTTGTCTCGGGTCTTGAGCGTCAGATACTTCCGCATCAACGCCGGGTCGCCCGACAACAGATTGATCCGCGTGCGCTCGATAAGCTCGGCTTGCGGACCGTTGAGCCCGAGGACGCCGCCCTCTCTCCTACCAGTGGTCGCCGACTTCCGACCCACCAAGTCGAGCGCGATCGTGTTCGGCCCTGCCCCTTGGGCATATGCTGCCACGATGGTCTGACGGACCGCGACGACCGTCTGCTCGGTGATGTTGGTGATCATCGTCGAGGACAGATTGCGGATGTTCGCCTCTGCCCCCTGGTTGCTGATGTCCCAGCGGAAGACGACCCGTGCGCCCATCGGATCTGACAGACGCGGCATGTTCTGAGCAGTCAGAGCGCCGCCGGCATCATAGGCCTGCCTCAGCGCCTCGGAGAGCGGCCGGAAGGCAGCTGGGTCGATATGCAGGGCTTGGATCGCCCCTTCGACGTCCCGCACTTCCAGGCGGGCCACGACCTCGCGCAGCACCAGCTCGCTCTTGATTTCGTCGATCGCGGCAAGGAATGCGTTTTCGAGCGATAGCGACAACCCGTCGATGAGATCGAGAAGCTGTTGGCGAAGGGTGGCCATTATTCGGCGTCAGAGCCCTTGCTGGTCTTCTTCGGCGCCGGCTGCTCTTCCTTGAGGATTTCGCCGATACCGAGCGTCTCCAGGCCGTCGGCCTCGGCCTGGGGGATATCGAGAATCACACCCGGCTTGCGAGCCTTGTAGCTGCGATGCAGGAGCACTTTCGTCATGTGGCTGTCCTTCCTTGGCAGATGAAGACGACATTGACCTGGCCGTCGTAGTTGTTCGGATCGTCGTGGACGATGTGATATTCCGTGCCATCGGCCCCGATCACGAGATCGCCGACCTTCGGCGAGACCACCATGCCGATCGAGCCGATGTAGAGCTGCTTGTCGGACGCGAGGACGTTCGTGCCGTCGACGTAGCGACGGTCATAGTTGGCCGGGAACAGGCGGCAGTCGTAATTGGTAGGCGTGCCGTCGCCACCGGTGACGGGGTCAGGCGGCGTTACGCGGCGGATCTTACCTGGCTGGCCATATTTCGTGATCAGGCGCTGCGCGGTTGCCTGCAGTCGCGTGAAGAGCGGATCAGTCACAGCGAGAGCCACCGATCGACATGATGCCGAGATAGACGAGATCCTCGCAGCGCAGGTAAGGCGCGAGCATCCCGTCCACGATCGAGATCAGCGGCGTGATGCCGGCGGCAGTGCCGTCGGATTGGGCGCTCTGATATTCCACTTCGAGCTGGCCGACCTTCTCACGTTTGACAGTGGACGAGACCGAACCGACCACCGACAGCGAACCGGGCGACACAGCTTCCTGATATGCCGCCTGGTACGAAGCATTGATGACGGCCGCCGGCACCACGTCGGAAGGCAAGAGTTTGCCGTTGACGATTGCGCCCTCGCGCGGCCACTGCCGCTCTTGTGAGGCATCAACCACCGACCCGAGGAAACGAGCGCCATAGACCGCGTCGATATAGTTGCTGCCACGGTTGCGCAGGACGGCCGCTGACGGCGGCGTCGGGTCTGCCGGCAGGGAATAGCCATTGTCAGCCAGCCAGGCCGTGAAGCCTGCATCGTCGCCGTATCCAGCCATTTTCGATTATCCATTCTGTTCTGGACAGGAGGCGTGATTACGCCAGCGGCCGCGAGGGTCGCGGCCTTTGCAGTGATTGCCGTGGTCTACGTTGTGGGTGCGGGCGATCAGGTCGCCGTTGCGACGATCGGCGGACCATCAGGCCTGCGATCGGAGAAACGTGATTTAGCCCATTCGTTGATCGGCAGCTCGAAGAAATTGTACGACAGGGATGCCAGGGCAACAGTGACTGGCAACGCCAGCAGCAGAAGAAGAGCGAAGGTGACGCGCGATTGAGAGAACCCCATCTGTTGCAATTCGTACGCCCATAGGAGCAGCAGCGGCTGATGGATCACATAGAATCCATATGACCGCACCCCGAGGTAAACCAGAGCCGGCGCCTTCAGGACACGCCGCATGATCTGCGCGACCGGGTTGCTCTCCCAAACGACACCAAGAACTGCAATTGTCCAGATCGAAGCCGGTATGAGATCTCTCGACGAAGCCAGAAACAGCGCAGCGCCGACGAAGATGAGGCGCGGTTCTTTTCGAAGCTCATCGAGATATAGCGCCGTCAGGATGCCCACCACGAACATCGAAAGTCTCATCGGAAGAAACGATGGGATTTGGTCGAAGTGCCCTCTGAACAGGTTGGGGCCTAGAATGCCGAGCGCTACCAGAACCGCAGCACTCACCCATCGCTTCTCCGGAGCGCGGCAGATCGCGACCATGATCGGGGCTACGAGATAGAACTGCCATTCGAGCGACAAGCTCCACAGAGGGCCGTTGAATGCAAGGGAGGCTCCATAGAGAAACGTATCGGGAACCGCGCCATGCAACAGCGTCAGGTGCGCTATCAGATGAGAGTAAAACCCGATCTCCTCACCATCCGTTCTCATCAGGATACGCGCTAGCGATGGCTGATCGGACCATGGCAGTTGCTGCATTACCAAGGGGAACAGGTGAGAAGTCGAAATTCCAAGGATCAATGCCACGAGGTAGATCGGATAAATGCGAAAGAACCTTTTCGCCAAGTATCCGGTATAGGTGCTTTGACTTCTAACAAGCGAAGTGGTGATGGCGAAGCCGCTCAGCATGATGAAAACGGAGACGGCGTGACCACCTTGAGAAAGGAAACTGAAGATCCTCCCCTCTCTTAAGCCTGCAAGAAAAAGAACATGCCCGATGAATACCCACATGGCCATAAGCCACCGAAGTCCATCGAACTCTTTGACCACCTTCATCGCCCCGACCCCAACGTTAAATAATGGTAATGTTTAAGACCGGGGCGACGAGATATTTGCAAGTCCCATTTCTTGGGATGACCTGCTTTCTCCCAACTATATTAGTTCGTCCATTTCGCAGAGAGGTAGGATTCAGCAACACCGATCTTGCCATCGGATGCCGTCACCGTTCCGTCCATGAGGAGGATTTCACCGACAGCGCCGCCAAACGCGACGGCTGCGGTGTAAGCGTTCGCTTGGTCGTCGTACCGACCACCGATCGACAGCCGGTTGACCGTGACCGGAGCCGAGTTGAGGGCGCCGTGATCGAGAACGACAGTGCCGTTGACGCGGATGGTGACGAATTGGCCTTCGAAGCACCATGTCACGATATACCACTGGTCCGCGGTGACGATGGTGTCGGCCGACTGATTCTGCGTCAGAGTGCCGGCAACGTTTCGCCCCATGCCGACGTTGTTGGTCGAGCCGAACGAACCGCGGATGTAGTTGGCAACGTTGCTGGCATCAGGAGAGAATGACCAGGGCGTGACCGATACACCGGGAGTACCGCGCTTCACCGCCATGATGAGAGTAAACGCGTTGTCGTCACCCGAGGCTTCAGCAACGACGGTCGCATTCGCGGTGTAAAGATAATCGATGTTCGCGGTGACGAACTTGATATCCTTTTTGCCGTTGGCGTCAGTTAGATATTCCGGCGTCTGGGCGCCGACGCTGTTTGCCAGGGCCGCACCGAGCTTTTTGCCGACGAACGCCTGCACCGATGATGTGCCGGCGACAGCCTGCGTGGTTGCCGCCGCATCGCTGAACACCGTGGTATTGTCGTTTGCGTCCCACCACTCGACCACCTTAGCCTCTGTGGCCGGATTGAAGGTCGACGAGACCGTCTTGCTCGCGGTTGCGCTCTTGCTCTGCCCGACCGAGTTGGTGACGGTGACGGTGACGCTGTAAGTGCCGGCGACCGCGGTGCCGGTAATGCGGCCGGTTGCGTCGCTATACGAGAGGCCGGAGCCCGAGAGACCGCTGACGCTGATCGTCTTGGCCTTGCTCGCGCCATTGCTGACGAGAACGCCGCAATCCTGCAGGGCATACAGATCGATGTTGACGCTTTCTCCAGCCACGCCAAGTTCTGGAACGACAGGATTTGGCCCGACATTCACCGCAAAACGCAGCGGCCGGCCGGCGCTACCGTTCTTCCAGCCCGCCAAGACGAAATTCAGTCGCCCGGTTTTCCCGGAGGTGATGTTGACCGTTACCTGCCGGGTCCCGCTGTTGTAGCTGACGCCGGTCGGGAACTGCGAATAGACGGCCGCATGCGTGACGCCCGGTTCGTTCTCCTCGTTATAAACAACCTGCAAATATTCGGATACCGAGGCATCGCCCCAGATCGCCAGCGCGCTCGGGAGCGTGAAAGTGACGCTCGATCCATAGTCGACGTTAACGTCGGCGACGGTCACGAGCGGCGCGAAGCTCGGCTTTCCAGCGCGCGACCAGACGCGGATCCAGTCGACATCGATCTGCGCGCCATCGGCGTCAGCGTTCCATGCCGATTGGCTGTAGGCATCGCCATCGAAGCTCGGGTTGAAGATGTGGCTCGAGATGATGGGATATTGCGGCTTGTCTTTGTCGTTGCCGCCATTCAGCGTGCCGTTCAGGACGCCGTCGATGAAGCGCCTGGCGTTCGTCTTGTTGAAGATAAAGCTGACAGTATGCCACTGCCCATCATGGTCGACCTGCGTGCCGGAACTCGATGCCGTCGTGCTGCCGGCCGTCCAGAGGTTCTTGTTAAATTTCGCGCCGAGAGAAGTACCCTCGTGGTCAAATTCGTCGGAGTCGATCGGCTGCACGGGCGTAAGCGACTGCACCCATACCGTCGGATGCCAGCCGGCCGGCGCGCCGGACGACATCTTCACGCGTGCCTCGAAGATGACATCCTCGGATCCAGCCACTCCGGGGTACCAATACATGGCGCCGGCGCCCGAGATCATCGCTGAAACTTCATTGCGAACAACGCCATTGGCGAGCGCCATATGAGCCTGCTCGCCGGAAGTTGCCTTGCGGGATTGCAGCGTGAGCACGCTCGCCGAGAGTGACAGGTTGTTGAAGCCGACAGGAACTCCGCGGCCGCTGTCGTTGTGGCCGGTGAAGAAGGGATCCGTGTCGAACATGGTGCCGAGTGCACCATCCGATCCTCGAGCACCAGGGCCATAGGTTCTGGTCGGGAAGTATTTGCCTCGAGGCGTGGCCGGCCCCACAAGGTCGAGGGCGGTGAACTCATCGCCATCGCTCAAAGTGTAACCTTCGTAGATGGTGCCGACCGCCCCGGCCGCGCCAATGGCAATGCCGCCGATCACATTGGACGGAGAATTGCTGGACGAACCGATCACTCCGGCCCCGACCAGAGCAGCAACAAGATTCGGTGAAAGGGCCATCGGTTATCTCCTTGGCTGCTCTGGTGATTGGGAAAGACGATCAGTCTTTCTTGTGAAGGTCGGCGAAAGCCGCTTTGTCTTCGTCGGACAGCTCATCAAAGCCGGCGACATCGTCCTTGCGGAGCGACTTCGAAACTTCCTCGCCGTCCTTGGTGATGACGAACCAGCCAGGGGACTTGTCCTGAACCGCATAGCCCGTAGCGGATGCAGGGTTTGTGACAGCAGTCTTGCCCTCGGTGGAGCCGGAAACGACCTCGTAGCGGCCGGCCCAGTCGGTCGGTTCCTTGGTGACGTCGATTTCCGTGCCGATCGGGATCTCGCCGCTCGGGTTTTCTTCGCTCGGCTTGCCATAGAGACCGGACGAGGTTGCGCCCTTGAACGGCGCGATGATCTTGATGCGCATGGTGGGCCTCCTTCGGCCATTGCTTGATGAGGGGAAAGCCCCGCCCGAAGGCGAGGCAGGTCATCAGGTGCTGACGCTGTAGAAGACGCCCGAGCGACCGTTGATGTCGGCGCGGATTTCGATGCCCAGCGCGTTCATGACGAGGAACTGATAGTTCGCCGTCGGCGTGTTGCGGGGCATCGCCGTGGTGTTGGTCGCCATACCGATCAGCGGGCGGATGTACTCCGCCGAGGGCACAAAGCCGAAGAACTGGTTGCCCGTCAGTTCAAAGGACACCGCGATCTTGTTGATGCGGCGGTTCAGCAGAAGCTGCGACAGGCGCGTGCCGAGCGTGATGCCGGCCGCCGTGTTGACCTGGCGATCGAGGTTTCGTGCGATCTCCGGGGAGATATACAGGTTGACCTTGCCGGCGATGTAGTTCGCATCAAG